CTTTAGAATCAATTGCTCTCTTTGACATCCAATTTATGGCATCAAAAGGTTTTAGTCCTGGTATAACAACATCAATTGCACCATAAGATTTTTCAAAATTCTTTTCTATTAAATTAGGAACAAGAACTTTTAATTTATTGTTTAATATTTTTTTGACCGAATCGGTATATGTGCCTTTATAACATTCGTTTATCAATTGTTGTTCAGACAAAATAACTTCCTCAGAAGCAAATTTTAAAACATAAGATTCACTTGTTTGATTATTATTTTTTCTATCCATTTGTTTATAAATTCTGAAGGCCTTTGTCATGCGAAAAAAACCACCGCCTTTATCAATATCAATTAAAAGGATTTCAGAACCATCAATCAGTAGTTGTGAAGACAATCCTATGGCATCATTAATAATAATATCACCAGAAATGCAAGGAGTTAACATACTTTCATATATGTTTATTTCCTCAAACATCTGGCGAATATCAATTTTACCACCTTTTGTAACGAGAGTTAGTTCATTGAGCTGGTAGTCAGTGGATTGCCTTAGATTAAAAGTATCATTCATATTGAATCTCGCATTAGAGCCCTAAATTCTTCTTCTACGCTCAACACAAATTCTGGTTTTAAAATTGTGATTTCTCTTTTGTTTTCATTTAATTCAAGTTCATGGTAATAATATGTCTCTGTTTCTTTTGATACTACAATCCTTAAAGGAGTGTTATCACTTAAAGTGTAACTTGTATCAGATGAAACCACATTAGCATATGTGTTAGCGTCAAGCCTAATTTTGTCTTCCCTATACAGACCTGTTGAAGTATTAGTCCTAGTTTCTATCTTATAGTATGCCTGTATATTGTTTGATGCCCATTCTAAGCCAGTTACACCAGTATTTGCAGTATTAGCATATGATGAAGATGAATACTTTGCTTCAATAAATTTACCAATGGTTCTCTGCGGCAGAGGCCATTCATAGATTGGATCTATGATGTTATTCATTGCTAAAATAATCCAATGTTTTTCTGCCGAGCCATAAAATTTAAATGCTAAAATTTCAGGAGTATCGCCATCTTTAATTTTATATTTGTAATATGTAGCAGCGTTTTGTTTTAAAGCATCATTAAAATTATATCTAGTTGTTATATTCGTAATGATATCTACTGAGGTCGAATCTTTATTTTTATAATAAGTTGTTCGTGGAAAGAAATTAAAATATTTTGCCATATCAATCCTCATCTATTCCAATTGTGTCTTCTGTGCCCCAATCACCCAAGGCATCGATGAATTCAGAACCTGCTGTAGCTGTATTTTCAAAAGTTATACCTGTCTCATTAAAATCACCTAAGGATGTGGACGCATTAATTTCAGCCTGTGTTCTGAGTTCACCACTTGATTCGTTACCAAAATCCAAACCATTAATTGCTTCATCACCTCTGAATGGTGATTTGTAAGCTTCTTCTTTTTGGCCTTTTAAGAATCGTTTAGTGATAATTTCTGTTTCTTTGAATGATAAATCCATACGAATAGCAACAGGCATACCAGTGCCACCACGCACAGGATCCATTCCATCAAACAGAGTTTCATATGAAGCAAACCCACTAGGTGCATAGTCTACATTCATGCCTGTTAAAACACTATTGGTCATTTTTGGTATATTTGGATTTTCTTGGCCATTGCAATAAAATTTAATCTCAAATTCAGATGGAGGAACCAAATATCTTCCAAAAGAAGACGATAAAACTTCTGGTGCTTGATGGAAGGTAAACGAATCAATAATACCTAAAACTTCTTCAGCTTCTTTTCTACTTCTTGGATAAAACATAAATTGAAATCTAAAATTTCTAAATCCTGTGCCCTGATAAATTAATTCGAGTTGGGGATTAACCGCTAAAGCACCACCAGTCGCAGCTGTTACGGCACTAAACAAAGTTTGGCCACCATTCGAGCCTAATTTATTTTTAGCAAACTCAGCTGCAAACGGTGCAGCATTTTTTATTTGATTAGATACTCCACCTTTTCGTTGGTCGTAAATGGATGCTGCCGCAGAAAGCCCAAGGCCTAAATTTCCTAAATCAGCAGATACATTCAAATCATTATATGATTGTGCATATTCAAATAACAATGTGTCCGGCATGTATAGTGAAATTGAATCTTTTGTTCTGTTTATGGTTCTAAAAAAGTTACCACGTTTTAATAAATTTTTACCTACTTCTGAATTTTTAAGCGATCTGAGTTCAGAAGCAGCTGACGAATTTTTGAATCTTTCAAGGAAGTCAGGATTTTCTTTAACAGACACACTTTCATCCACCTCACCGTTTCTGTCACCACCAATTAGTGCATCAACAAGAAATGGAACAGCGCTAAGGCTACCTTCACTTGTTAATTGGACTCTAGAATTTTCGCCGTCTCCATCAAGCATCGAACCACCTTGTTGGTAGCCTTCAACTTGTGTTCTTTGTTGGGTGCGTATATAAAAGGTCATATAATGACCTTTACCGGTCTCTCCAATGTCTATTGGATAGCGCCTATTATAAACTTTAAACTCATCGTTATCCAATGCAAATTCGCTGGTTCTGTTTGAGTCAGAAACATATGTTATGTCTGTTAGTGAGAAAAATGCCATTGTCTGCCTTTTGGTTGCCTAGATACTATTTATGTCATATAAAGGAACTTTTTTACCCAAGAACCCATCCAAGTACAATGGGAATTCAAAAAATATCATATACCGTTCCAACTGGGAATTAAGGGTTATGAAATATTTTGATGACCACCCGAATGTTATCTGGTGGGCATCTGAAGAGCTGCAAATACCATACGTGTCTCCCATAGATAATAAAACGCACAGATACTTTCCAGACTTCATTGTAAAGATGCGCCTAAAAGATGGTAAGGTCACCACTTATATATTAGAGGTCAAACCATTGGCTCAAACTAAGATGCCTGTGCAAAAACGCAAGACCAAAAGATTCATTCAAGAGGCCGCAACATATGCTGTCAATCAGGAGAAATGGCGAGCTGCAGACCTATTCTGTAGAGAGCACGGATGGCAGTTCAAAGTTATTACGGAAAAAGAACTTGGTCTTTGATATAAATAGAACATGGCGTATTTACTAGACAGAATAAATCAATCGTTAAGAAAACAAGGTTTGACTCCAAGAACAAACCAAGCACGGGCATGGCTAAAATCTAAGGTAAACGAATTGAAGCCAACACGCCAAGCGTTATTACAGGATAAAACCCGTCTACGTGATTCGACCATAATTGGCAAGATGTATTTTTACTTCTATGATCCAAAGACAAAAGATTCGATGCCATACTACGACCGGTTCCCATTGGTACTGCCAATAGAACAATACAATGACGGGTTTTTAGGGTTGAATCTACACTACATTCACCCAAAGCAACGAATTATTTTATTGGATAAATTGAGTGACTATGCAAACAATACAAACTTTGATAAGACTACAAAGTTAAGATTAAGTTATGCCACTTTAGCTTCCGCTTCAAAAATATTTGAAGCACAGCCTTGTATTAAACGATATCTCTTTAGCCAGATACAATCAAGGTTTATGGAAATATCTGCTGACGAGTGGGACATAGCTGCATTATTACCAATGGAAAGTTTTGTTGGTGCAACAGCAAGTAAAGTTTACGCCGAATCTCAGGAACAATTTTAATGTCATTTTCACCACAACTATTTCTATCAAACATTAAAGCTAAAGATGGACTGGCCAAACCAAGCCGATATGAAGTTATTCTTCCTATTCCTCGTTATATTAATGAATTTATTTCATCATCAGCTTTAGAGAAGTTTTTTAATATACCAAATAATATCATTGCAGAAATTACATCTGGTAATGGCAGAGATGAAACCAAAACTTCAAACCCTGCACTTTCCAGATATTTGGCACTACAATGTGAATCGGCTGAGCTGCCTGGAAAAACATTGTTAACGCAAGATGTTAAAATATATGGGCCTGGATTTAAAGTACCATATCAAACACAATATACAGAAACAACATTAACATTTGTATGTACAAATGAATTCTATGAGCGTAAATTGTTTGAACGATGGATGGAAGCAATTATGCCAACAGACACAAACAATTTAAGATACTCAAAGGATGAAGATACGAGATACATGACAAATATTCAAATCATTCAATATGATGATTTTATTAAAAGAATATTTATTATAGAATTAATAGATGCTTTTCCAATTTCAATTGCATCTCAACCTTTGTCTTGGAGTGAAGAAGGTTTTCACCGTGTTTCGGTTCAATTTACATACCAAAAATACCGTGTGGTATATTCTGGCAGCTATGACCTTGCTGCGGCAGCTGCTGCTCTGTTTGGTGCTAAAGCAGCAACATTCTTTGATAAGGCCGGCCAAAAGGTAAGTAATACAATTGGCGGTGCAATTTCAAGAGTTATTTTTTAACATAATATGAGGATATAATATGGCGTTACC